CATTATGGAAGGCATAAAAAACTATGTCTGTGCTGGAAAAGGAAATCGAGGCGTATCTGACAAAGTCAATCAAGAAATCATCGGGGCTTTGTTACAAATGGTTGAGTTCAATAACGGGGGTGCCAGATCGAATCGTGATCTTAAACCAAAAGATATTTCTAGTGGAACTAAAGACAGCGGAGGGGAAACTAAGCCCAAGACAGATACTGATATTTGATGAATTAGGTGAGGCCGGATTTCCAGTTCACATATTACGATCAAAAGAGGATATCGATGACTTCATCAAAAATATTAAAGAATAGAAGAAATGTTGAGGCATATGTTAAAACAAAGCGTGGTCATGTTGGTAAGTTATTAGCAAACGCAAAGGTAAGAGCCAAAAAGAAAAAATTAAATTTTGATTTGGATTTAGATTATTTGGAATCAATTACCACAAACGAATGCCCTATCTTTAAAACAAAATTTGTTTGGGGAAGGTATAACGGAAGAAAGAAAATATCAGAATGTCCATCATTGGATCGTATTATTCCAGAGTTGGGTTATGTTAAACACAATGTGGTTTTTATTTCTAATCGAGCCAATTCGATTAAAAACGACGCAACAGAAAGAGAATTGTATGATGTGGCAGACTGGTTACACGAACGAACAAAAGAAGTATTAAATGCTATCAAGAAAAAATCTACACAATTATCAAAAAGACATCATTGAGAAAGCCAAGTTTGTGCCTAGCATGGGACTATTTCTTGAACCAGGTCTTGGTAAAACGGCAACAACATTGACGATCATTGCAGAACAATTTAAGGGAACGACTTTAATAATTGCACCTAAACGAGTAGCGGAGACCGTATGGCAAGAAGAAACACAGAAATGGGAACACCTAAAACACCTAAAGATAGCAAAGATACTGGGCACACCGAGTCAACGGTTGGCAGCGTTGAAGAGTTCTTCGAACGTGTACTTAGTCAATCTCGAGAACTTGATTTGGTTGTTGGATCAACCAAAGATGCAATTCAACAATCTGATAATCGACGAGTCGAGTCGCTTCAAAGATCCTTCGACGAAAAGATTCAAAGCCTTGAAGAAACACTTAAAGAACTTCGAGAGGCGCATTATTCTAACAGGCACACCGACACCCCAAGGGATGGCTGATCTGTGGTCACAGGTAGGTATTTTGGATTTAGGACAACGATTGGAAACCAGCCTTACTAAGTTTAGAACGAAGTATATGCGTCCAGGCAAAAGAAATCCGCATACTGGTGTAATTTATAATTGGGAATTAAATAAGGGAGCAGATCAAATAATCACAGAAACAATCTCAGATATCTGTTTTAGTCTGAAAGCCAAAGATTATTTGGAACTGCCTACGGTAACATATACGTTACATAAAGTGGGGATAACGGAACAAATACGTTACAAATATGATGCGCTCAAAAAAGATATGGTTACAGAAATCAAGGGACAGACAGTCACCGCATCCACCGCAGCAACGCTCACAGGAAAACTATTACAGTTCACAAGTGGCGCAGTTTATGCAGAGGACGGGAGTTGGCAAGAAGTGCATACGGCTAAGTTGGAATGCCTCGAGTCGATCTTGGAAGAAACTTCTTCCCCGACCTTGGTATTTTATCACTTCAAACATTCGCTGGAACGAATTCGGAATGCGTTTCCAGAGGCCGTTGTGCTTACTGATTCCAACATTCAAGCGTGGCGAGATGGTAAAATTAGAGTGTTGCTTGCACACCCACAGTCGGGAGGAATTGGTATTAACCTCCAATGCAATGCGGGTGAAACAGCACAGACTGTTTGGTACGATCTCCCTTGGTCTAGTGAAAACTATATCCAAGCCAACGCAAGGATCTACCGCCAAGGGCAAGAGAAACCAGTCATTATTCATCACCTCTGTGTCGAGAAATCGGTAGACGAACAGGTTATCAAAGTATTAGATAATAAAATAACGATTCAGGATGCATTAATGGAAGCATTGAAATGAGATTAATATTAAACGCCAGCAAAGCCAGATTATCGGACGAAGAAATCGATCCACTAGAACAAGACGATTTTGATTCTGTATCCAGTTTTCAAGGCGATGGTTGGCTGCCGTGGGATGTAGACGATTTAATTGACATTCGTCGTATAATAGATGAACGCATGCCTCCAAAAGAAAAGCAAATAATCGATGCTTTTTTAAACGGAATGAATTACAAAGATATGGATGTTAGTGAAAAATATTGGCGTTACCATTACGAAAAAGCAATTGAATTTATAAAGAAAGAGATGAACCTATGACTACTTTTGTTGTTGAACACAGACCACAAGGACAGGGATCGTATCACATTGCATTGGTGCCCGGTGTGGAAGATCTAGACACCTCACAGTTTAGTGACATCTTAGGCATTTGGGTGTGCGACTCACTGCAAGAGGCAACCGTAACCATTTCGGAACTACACAAATTAAGAGGTAGAAAAAACGATGAAGTACTATAGTGAATTATCTAATCTAGAATCTGTTTTAATTAATTTAGAGGGCGTTGTAGCCATTGTCGATTCACTAACCACATCGTGTTTGGAAATGGATGAGAAGAAAGTGCAAGCAGCTCTCTTTCATGTATTGCGCCAACTAGAAGAACACGATTGTAATTTTCAACTAAATTTTCAAGTTTTATTTGATGCCATAAGGGATAACACACATGAAAAAGATAAACCAAGAAAAAAGCGAAAATCCGTTCGGAAAAACGCAGAGTGATATTGATCAAGCCATTATGCAAGTCTGGGGAACTACCGAAGACTTAGATATGTTAATTGCACGCTACATGGATTCGCCAGAGCACATGACCGAAGATGAATTGGCAAATGCATTAGAAGGAATCAAGCAAATGATCGAGCTGCGCTGTTGGCATTTGCGAGATGTTTATAAGAAGTATTTTCAACTAGACGAATACAACTGGAGTAAAAATGTCTGAAAAAACCAAAGAAATGTTAGATGATTTTGTAGTCACCCTAGAATTTAGTGTGCATGATTTAAATGTGTTATTAAATGCGCTAAATATGCCAAATCAAACTGCAACCACCGCTTTTGCTTATTTTGTAAATGTTATTCAAAATCAAGCTGGACCACAAGTTCAAAAAGCCAAAACCGATTTGGAGGCAGTTATGAAATCTCAAGAGGAAAACAAAGATGAGTGATAAATTTTTAAGAAACCTTTTACGAAGCAAAGGGTTTTCTGCGGACATTTCTAAACAAATTGAAAAGGCTGTAGAAAACAAAGCCAAACAAGACACTGAGCAAAAAGAAATGGCAGATCGGGAACTGGCACTAGCCATGACCCAAAACATCCTAAACGATGTCTTGCCACACCTCAGAAAAGCCATGGAAACCCCACCCACTAAAAAGATCATTGTGGACGATAAGTAGGGCGAAAACGGCTAAAAGTTTGCATAAGTAGATATAGAGACAGTAAGACTCGTTGGGAAACGCTCTGAACCCTCTATTCACATACACAAACACAGAAAGGCAATACCATGAATCCATTTGAATTACGCTATGACTTACTCAAGACTTCCAAAGAGTTCTTGACCGAGCAGTACAACGCCCAGTTAAAGGCCTGGGAAGTAGCAGACGAAGCTGGTAAAAAGTTGCTTGAGAAAGCACCTCAGTTCCCATCGATGCACGAAATCATTGACAACGCCATTGAAATGAACAAATTCATTAGCAGCACAATCGAGGCACAACTCGTTGATGGTGTTAAGCGTTTCAATAGAATTACTGCTGTATTCTGATACAAATTGTCGGTATTTATTAATAAGTGCCGACTTTATGAACATGTTTTCTAAGCAACAACTTTTCTTTTTATTAACCGCGCCCATAGTTCTATTCTTAACCTATAAATTAAGTTTAGAACTGTGGTGCTTAACCTATGGGTTATTTTATGGCAGCTAAACCTGGGCTTTATGCCAATATCGCAGCAAAAAGAGAGCGCATCAAGGCCGGTAGCGGCGAGAAGATGCGTAAACCCGGCACTAAGGGTGCCCCAACTAAGGACGCATTTATTCAGTCTGCAAAGACCGCTAAAAAACCAAAATGATACCTAAAAAAGCATTAGAAAAGGCTGGGTTTTACGATAAAGGTAAAACGAAACCAGAACGAGAAAAAATCGTTAGCAAGGTTACAACTAAACCCCAACGAATATCAATGGTTGAAAAAGTATTTTCATCCAAAAAAACTAAAAAATGAAATCGATAACGAAGTACGAACCATCGATGTGCGACACCGTCATTGAGTTAGGAAAGACTGGTGCATCACAAAAGATTATGTATTCCACTCTAGGCATTTCTAAAACAACGGGCGACCGCTGGAAGAAAGAAAAGCCAGAGTTTGCCGAAGCCATGGACAGAGCCGTTGTAGAAAGTCAAGCGTGGTGGGAAAGAGAAGCCTTGGCTAATCTGAATAACCGCACCTACAATACCCGACTCTTTGAAGTGGTTACTCGTGCCCAATTTCCAGCCGACTACAAAGAACGCATGGAGATCAAGCAAGACATCAAGCAAGAAGTTCAAATTGACTTTGCTGGAGAAGTTTCCAGCCTAATCAAACAGTTGCGGGAAACCAAACTGTAGCCTTAAAAACTATTTCGTATTGTGAAATGCAAGGCAGATAAAAATCTGTTAAAGTTTGCATAAGTAGTTATACGAGACCAGTTT